TACCACCCGCGTAGCTACCGCTGGCGAGAGTCTGCAAAACGGTGGTTCCATCGGAAGCAACTTCTTGTATCTCCATCCAGAACCTAAACGTTCCGCCTCCTACCTGATGCCGCATGTAGGCAACCGCTTGCCACACTCCGCCAACGAAGGCGGTGTTATTTGGAACTCCAGCTTCAGTAACGAACGAAGCAAGCAAATCTGGAGAACCTGTACCAGTGGTTACAACGACGTTCGTTTGAGCACCAGTATTCGCAATAACAAGTGCATCTCCCGTAACCGGTCCGGCACCGCCGGCGTCGTCCAAGAATACCGTCAAGCCCGTACTTGTTCCTGCTGTCCCTGTTGCGCCGGTTGCTCCAGTCGGACCAGTAGCGCCGGTTGCTCCGGTTGGTCCCGTCGGGCCGCTCGGACCACTCGGACCGACGACTTGGCTGTTCTCCCAAAGACCGGTTGTAGAATTGTAGCGAAGAACGTCACCATTCGCCAACGTAAGAGGCTCGATTGCGACGTTGTGCAGTTCGTCCAACTCGTATCCGTTTTGTACGGCTACGTATACGATTCCGTTGCTTGTGGCGCGAACGACGACGCCGACGAAAACCAAATGCTCGGGAGCGGATGGTTTAGTCGAGGTGAATCCTCCGTTCTCACCCAACCACAGAATATCGCCTGGGGAATATGTGGAAAGACTTACTCCATTTACGTATCCGCGAGTAATAATTGGGCCGTTTTCATTCGCTGCGATTGGTGCGGCGACCATACCAACGGTTTTTGAAGAAGTAGTATCAGAGTCATTGTCTGCTCTTTTTACAGTTGCGTGGTCTCCGGTCGCGCCAAACAAATACACGACCGTACCGATTCCCAACGTGGTCGCTTCGGCATTTCTTGCGTAGGTGACGACGGAGGAGTACGCATTTACCCAATTGGTTCCGTCGTATTCGAGCGTTTGGAATTCCTCTGGAGAAGTGATAACAACATCACTCAGGTCATTTAATGAATGTGGAACCTTAATCCACTCACCACCAGAACGGATATATAGGTCATCATTCGTGACATCCACGGCAAGTGCGCCATCGGATATTGATACAGCCGGAGGACCTTCTGTCGTGAGAGTTACCACACCCCCAGTTGCCTTGAGGACATCATCAGTAGTTAAGGTATTTGCTGCGCTTCTATAGAGATTAGTATCGCCGGCTTCTGTTCCGCTTGACCATGTAATGCGTCCACCAGCATCAATTCTTATTCTTGCCTGAGAGTCGGTGGATATGCGGGCCGAAATGGCTTCATCGCTTGCGGTAGAGAAGGATGTCCCCTGTAGGGGTGTGCCGATAAATTTTGTCATTTGAAACCAGCCTCAACTGTTTTCGGTAACTCAAGCGCCCCTCAAGGCACGAAAATTAACCTATTACGACTACTTTGTAGGAGTTGCTAGCCGGCGCCGAAGAGAACGTAATCGTTATTGTGTCACTATCGGTTCGAATAGTGTCTGCGATAACCGTTTCGCCCGTCGCAACCTCGTAAACCTGAACCATGACATCTGTTGTATCAAAGTCATGAACAAGAGTGAACGAGGTATCGGCAGCATTACCTATTGTTTTTACAACTTTTCTTACAAGAACCGGAGTGCTTACCCCTGCCCCCTGTGTACCACCAGCAGCAAGGTTGGTTCTTGCTCCAGACTCAGTACTTGCTCCAGTGCCACCATTGGCTACCGGGAGCTGCCCTGTTACGGCCGCAGACTGAGCGAGGTTTACTGCGTTAAACTCGGGAACCCCACCAGCACCAGCCTGAAGAACCTGGTATTGAGTACCAGCAGCGGTTACATCAAGGGCATTGTTGCCATCGCCATAAATAATTCCATTGTCTGTAAATGACTCATTGCCGGTACCACCAGCAGTTACAGCAACGGTGGTTGCATCCCATGTACCAGTTGTGACCGTTCCAAGGGTGGTTATTGATGTTTGGCCAACATATGTTGACGCAATATCAACAGAGTCAGCATTGGCTGTAATTCTGTCAGCAGTGCCAACAACGTCTATGGTGTTGCCGGTTTTTGTTAGTCCGTTTCCAGCAATACTTTGTCCCGCTGAAGAGAATTGAACAAACGTTAGGTTTGTGGAACCTATGGTTATTGCGCCGTCAGTTGTGAGAACCCATCCAGAGTCTGCCCAATTGCTACCCTGCTCAACAAATGTGAACATTCCAGGGTTGAGCTCAGTGGCAGTATCAGCATCACTTGATCGTGTAAGAACAAATACAGCAGACTCGCTACCAACTACGGTTACGTCATAGATGCCGTTATACGGAGCATTAGAAGATGTTTCGTTCTTGACGAGGATTCTATTTCCGGGCTGAGGTGTCGTACCATCAACAGACAACGCACCATTGGCAGAGGCGGTAATTACACCAGAACTATATGTATATGCTGGAAGCGCAGCATTTGTAGCTAGTTTTACAGATTGCTTGACATCAAGACCTGAGCGAGCAGCGTCAACGTAATTTTTGGTGGCAGCATGCGCTGGGTCTGTTGGGTCGGCTACCTTGATGTTTCCAGATGCATCACGAATAACTAGCTTGCTTGGGGTGGCATCAGACGTTGCATCGGCAAGCTTTGAAAAATCACTTGCGGACATAAGGCCAGCGCTTGCTGATGTTGCAAGGTTTGGCGTAATTGTTACAGTGCCCTTGGACTCAGTGATTGTCAGGGCTGTTGAGTAAGCCCCACCAGAAGTGACCCCATTTATAAAATTCTGCCACTGGCCATCCGCATATATGCGGAGCGTGTCGGTTGTGGTGTTGTAGTAAATCCAACCTTCAAATAGGTTGGCAACGGGGTCGCTAGAAAGAGCCTGGAAGCGACCATTCAAGACCTGATTCTGATTTAGGTCAAGATTTGTTACAAACTTTGTTGCCATCAGGCCCTCGTGATTATGTCAGATACGCATACCCAGCAAACGCTGCTGTAAACGTCACTGTTATTTGCGAATTACTAATATATGTTACCTCACCAATTACCACGGTTCCTGCAGTATCAACCACTGTTATGGATGGCCTACCACCAAGTGAATGGTTTATCGTCCAAAGGGCAGATGGTGAAGCCTGGGTATAGACCAATCGCCTCGTAACACCAGTGGATGTTGCCAGCTTTACAACTACCTGATTTGGCGCATCCTGATTGACAACAACCTTTGCGGCTGTGTCTTCGTTGATAATTACACTATTTGGTGCATCCTGATAAACGTTTACGTTATTGGCAGTTTCCTCTTGTACAACAACGTTATTCGGAACATTATTGCTCACCTGGTTACCTCAGGGCTCAGGTTAAACTCGCCCTCAAGAACTCTTGACACAACTCCGGAGACGTCAATAATCTCGATGTCATATACTCCGCTTGTTGATACAGATGCTGTAACGCTGGCTGAAACGTCAATATATATTTCGTTTATTGCAGTACTCGGGTTTATTGTGAGTGCGCCATTTTCTGTCGTCAGCTCTAGAAGAAAATTCGTCGTGTCTATAGTTCTTCTAACCTGCATCCGGGCGTTGTAACCACTAAGGTCAAAAGGCGCAAAAGTATTACCTGTGGGGTCTTCCGCCAAATCTGGTTGTTCGATAAAAAGGGTACGACGAAAGGTTGTTCCCTGCTCGCATGTCATGTTGTACTTGCCAGCTCTCATCGGGCAGACCTCTCCTCAATCCACACAGCGTCAGTAAAGATTGTAGATTAGGATTAAATACTTTTATGAGAAGTATTTAAAGTGCCGAAGCGGAATCCTTATCGGAGCCAACCTTTTTGAGACCCATGCTCATCGCGATAGACAGGGCAACGGCAACCACTGCAGCCTTGAAGTTGTCCGCATTTGTGAGGCCATCGAAGTCAGCACCGCCAACCATCCAAACGGATAGGTACGCCTGAACAAAGGTTCTAGCAGCTCTTTCCGCTGTCTCTTTAATGAATTTTGCACTCATGGAAATTCTCCCCACGCTCGTTGTGCAATTTTACCACGTCAGAATTTTTAAAAACGTCTTTAATGTACAGGGATACCAAAATAGCGTAGGATGAGGCCGATTTATATGAAGAAGCCCCAAAAACCTACAGTTGCTTTTTTAACCCACGACTGGTCGTGGGGCACTGAGCCGCTTCAACCAAACGGATGTGCATGGTACAGGTGCAAACTTCCGTCAAACGAACTCAATAAGCGCGGGTGGTTTACTACCGTTGGTTTTCCAGGTTTTAGTGAAAATCGTGGGTTCGGCATGGTCGTGGATGGCAGCAGGGCCGTCCACGGCTGGGACATCATTGTCCTGAAGTTACTCATGCAGCAAGAGATTCTTGATGTTATGCCTCTAGCCCAAGCCATGGGTCAAAAACTTGTTGTTGATATTGATGACTGGTTTGATGGTCTTTCCCCTGCAAACATGGCACACAAATCAACCGACCCATCAGTTAATCCGCGCTCAAATAGGGAGATATATGCGCAGATAATAATGAAGGCTGATGCAGTAATTACCTCAACACCATTCTTGTTTGATTATTACGGTAAACGCAGAGACAATGTTTTTCTGGTCAGGAACGGCATAGACACACAAAGGTGGAAAAAAAAATATCAACGTTCTAATCGCAGGCCAAAAATTGGATGGGTAGGGGCTACCCATTGGAGGTCTAACGACCTTGAGCAGTTATCTGGATTTTTTGACAAGTTTCTAGAAGAGAATCAACTTGTTTTTCATCATTCCGGTCATACCGCGTCTGCACCAGAAGCTAGCGAACTTTTGGAGATAGATAAGAAAAGGTCACGAGCAATGGGTATGGCACCGATTTTGTCCTATCCAAGACTTTTTGAACCAATTGACATTGGAATAATTCCTCTTAACGATATTCCATTTAATCATGCAAAATCCTTTATTAAGGGGCTTGAGTATGTTGCCGCCGGTATTCCGTTCATCGCCTCATACTCTCCAGAATATCAATATCTAGCAGAACAGGGAATTGGAAGAGTTGCTAATTCTCCGGAAGAGTGGCTACACCACTTAAACGAGTTAATTAAGCCACAAATGCGAGTTGATGAA